GATAGATTGAGAAGGACAAGAAAGGAGCAGAAACGGGACAGTCAGAAGCATTTTGATTGTCTGGAGAAGTTTCAGGACAGGAGGGCCCAGGATGCATTCAGGCGCCCAGCTTACCAGGCCGGGAAGATGGTACAGGAACAGGGTAAGCAGATGGAACATAAAACGGCAGCGGAATACCTGGCAGAAAAGTATGACATAAAAGAAAGGATGAATGTAGTTGGACAAGAAGACGCTTAAGCAGTACAGGGCGCTACTCCGGGAACAGGAGCTAAATAATAAGGCCATAGACAGGCTATATGACCGTCTGGACAATGTTCCTGTGGTAGCCGGGAAAGTAGTAGGATCGAGCCGTAATTTCCCGTATACAGAGGTTAGGACTACTGTGCAGATGGATGAGCCTGTGGAGTCAGACGAAATCAACAGAAGGCTCAAGATCCGTGAGGATCGGCAGGAAAAGATCAGGGCGGCGGTGTTGGAAATAGAGGAGTTTATTGCAGGGATCCCGGACAGCGAGATTAGGCAGGTCTTCGAGATGGTGTACATAGATGGCATGAAGATGTCAGAGGTTGCAGATGCTGTTCATTTGGATAAGAGCAGGATTTCAAGAAAAATAAGCGATTTCATAAAAACGCAACAAACGCAACAAAATAGTATGCTATAATTATTCTAGAACGATTGGATCAATTGTTCGGTGGTGTTTTCTCAATAACAAAGCCGTTTACCGGCAGCAATGAAGACATAGCCCTTGGGGCATTAATAAAAAAAGCGATGGTCGTTGTTTAAAATGACTAGCATTATCCTCTTACACTGTGTAAGGGGGATTTTACTTTATACGAGAGGTGGAGTATGGGAGTTTTAAAGAGATTAAGAGACAAGCATTTTGATTATGTGATAGTGTCCACATGCCTGGAGCAGATTGCACCGGGTGAGTACCAGACGAAGCATATTAAAAAAATACAGACTTCGCAAAAGTAAATAATGGGACATAGCTCAGAAGGTAGAGCACCTGGCTTATATCCAGCGTGTCACCGGTTCGAACCCGGTTGTCCCTATTCGGAGTATGAGACAATATAATCTGCCTCTTATAGAGGGGGACGGCATCGGGGATCCGATGTGCAGCGGGACGCCGAGATTATATTGCAACTCCAAGAATGACGGCAATAAGTGTTGCCTGCAGAGCGGGCCTTAAATGGACTACGCGTGTCCGGCTTATTGCAGTCATAAAAACCTTGCCACGATTTCCCTTAAAATACCAGTGCCAATGCCGGCTGTGAACCGATAAGGCAAAGGGGAAAGCCTGCGGGTGAGAAAGCATTGGCCGTCCAGTTTTGCGAGGTAGCTGGATAAGACAGCGGAGGAATGGAAAATATGCAGGGTAGCGCCCTGTGTCTCGGTTCGATTCCGGGCCCTCCCATTACCCATGTTTTTGTTGCGGTTGTTCATGGGTGTAACTAATAACAATAATTCAAAAAGTCATTGTTCGATTTGGTATTACATTGGGCATCAATGTGTCGTACAAGAACCGCAACAGTGCGGGCCGTCACTACCCGGCGGCCTGTATCTCAGAAAAGAAAGAGAGGTGAGCCGGTATGGCAAAAGGCAAGTATCAGGAATGGCTAACGCCAGAAGGCTTGCTTAAGATAGAGGGGTGGGCCAGAGATGGCCTCACAGATGAGCAGATAGCCACTAACATTGGTATTAGCCGTGACACTTTATATCGTTGGAAGAATGAGTATTCTGACATTTCCGACACCCTAAAAAGGGGCAAGGAGGTTGTTGATCGGCAAGTAGAGAATGCGCTGCTTAAAAGGGCGTTAGGATTCGACTATAACGAAACAACAAAAGAGTTATGCAAGAATCCGGAGACAGGAGAAATTAACTTGAAAGTGACGAAGGTCGTAACCAAACATGTTGCACCGGATGTCACAGCGCAGATATTCTGGCTCAAGAATCGAATGAGGGAGAAATGGAGTGATAGGCAGAATATTGAAATCTCTAAACCGATAGACGAATCTATCAAGGAGATGGAGGAATACTTTGAACAGCAGAAAAAAGCAGACTCTTGACCTTATATACTATGAACCGTACAAGATAGGGCATTGGGTAGGTTTTCATGATTTGACCGAGCTACATAACGAGTGGCTGCGGTCTTTTTTGTATGCCGAAGAAGATCAGACATTGTTAGCTCACAGAGGGTCATATAAGACAACTGTTTTGTCTTTATTTCTGGCGATCCATACGGTCATTGATCCGAATGAAAATGTGATGTTCTTTCGCAAGACGGATGATGATGTGACAGAGGTTATGACGCAGGCACAGAAAATACTGCAATCCGGTGTCATGCAACGTATTGTGCTTGATCTGTATGATACGGAACTACGATTTTTGAAATCCAATAACTCCGAGATACATACGAACCTCTGTACATCTACCAAGGGCGTTAGTCAGGTGATTGGTCTTGGTATAGGGACATCCATCACCGGTAAGCACGCCGATATAGTGGTCACAGACGATATTGTTAACCTTAAAGATCGTATCAGCCGGGCGGAGAGAGAACGCACGAAGATACAGTACATGGAGCTGCAGAACATCTGTAATCGAGACGGACGGTTCGTTAATACTGGAACTCCCTGGCACAAGGAAGATGCAATTTCCATTATGCCGAATGTGAAGCGGTATGATTGTTATTCTACGGGTTTAATTACCAGGGAGAAACTAGAGCAGCTCCGACAGAGCATGAGTGACAGTCTATTTGCTGCCAACTATGAATTGAAGCATATTGCAGATAAGGATGCAATGTTCAAGAATCCGAAGTTCACAGATGAGAAGGAACTAATCTACGGTGGTCTTTCTCATATTGATGCAGCATATGACGGGGCAGATGGCACTGCATTTACGATCCTGAACCGTTTGAAAGATGGCAGGATCATTGGATTCGGAAAACGATGGGACAAACACGTGGATGACTGCCTGAATGACATTGGCATATACCATAAGCTACTACGTGCCGGATCTATCTCCTGCGAGAAAAATGCTGACAAAGGTTATCTAGCAAAGGAGCTTCGTGGACTTGGCTATCATGTCAATCCATACAGCGAGTCAATGAATAAGTTTGTTAAGATATCGACTTATCTCCGGAGCAACTGGGGAAATATTACATGGCTGGAAGATACCGATCCGGAATACATCAATGAAATTTTGGATTACAACGAATTTGCCGAGCATGATGATTCACCGGATAGCGCGGCAAGCCTGATCCGGAAGATGGAAACAAGACCAAAATATAACCCAGTGAAGGGAGGAATATAAAATGTATAGATTAGCAGCTGAGAAAGAGTTAACAGATGAAAAGCTGGGCCAGTTCTTGCAGCAGCATACTGAGGAGTCAACGTTTCGTTATAAGCGGCTTCTGGATGCATACATGACGGATTATCCGATATTTTACGAGCCGCCTAAGCCCAATTGGAAGCCGGATAACCGTATTGCGGTAAATTTTGCAAAATACATCGTTGATACAATGAATGGTTTTTTCATCGGACATCCGGTTAAACTGTCTGTGGATGAAGGGAATGACGAGGTAGAAAAGTATGTTGAATTCTTAGACCAATACAACGACCAGGACGATAATAATGCTGAGTTATCCAAGATATGCAGCATTTACGGAAAAGGATATGAGATGTACTACGTGGATGAGATAGGAAACATTGGTATTACATATCTAACTCCGATGGATGCCTTTATGATCTACGATGATTCCGTGCTCTGCCGGGAACGGTATTTTGTCAGATTATACAGAGACGCTGATGATGTACTACACGGAAGCGTATCGGATGATACGAAAGTCAGGTGGTTTGTCCAGAAAGGAGAGATTATCTGGGAAAAAGATGATAAGATTCATGGTTTCGATGGAGTCCCGGCAACAGAATATGTGGAGAATGAAGAGAAGATGGGAATCTTTGAGCCGGTTCTGACAATGATCGATGCTTACAATAAGGCAATTTCCGAGAAGGCAAATGATGTAGACTACTTTGCAGACGCTTATCTTAAGATTCTCGGGCCGAAGCTAGAAGATGATGAGGTTAAACACATCAGGGATGACCGTATCATGAACTTTGAGGGCGCGATTGATGGAGCGATTCCCGAAGTCGATTTCTTGCAGAAGCCAAACGGAGATACCACGCAAGAGAATTTGATCAACCGTCTGGAAAGACTCATATTCCAGATCAGTATGGTGGCGAATATCTCGGATGAAAACTTCGGAACGTCTTCCGGAATTGCTTTAAAGTATAAGTTACATGCTATGAGCAATCTGGAAAAGACCAAAGAACGTAAATTTGCCAGTGGAATGAATAGGAGATACCGGCTGATATTCAGCAACCCAGTATCACATACAAAAGGAATTAAGGCAGATGATTTCGTAAAGGTGCATCCGCATTTTACGCCGAATTTCCCTGCAAATGTACTGGAGGAAAGTCAGATAGCTGGGAATCTGGAAGGGATTGTATCAAAAGAAACTCAGCTCGGTATTCTTAGCATTGTGAATAATGCGAAAGATGAGATTAATAAGTTGGAGGCAGAATCGTCAGAAAGAGAAACAGATGCGGTTATGAGAAGTATGTTTGGAGTGAACGCAAATGGACAGTAAAGAATACTGGAGAAAGCGAGAAGAGGAGAACCTCAAGCATAACCTAAAGACAGAAGCAGAATACCTGAAAACCATAAATAGCTATTACGATTACATGATGGACCAGATACAGAAGGAAATAAATGGCTTCTATGCCAAGTATGCCAGAAAAGAAGGAATCACACTGGCAGAAGCTAAGAAGAGAGTCCTGACAGAAGATATAGAAGCGTATGCTCGCAAGGCTGCCAAGTATGTGAAAGAGAAGGACTTTTCTGCGGAAGCCAATGCAGAGATGCGGCTATACAATGCAACCATGAGGATTAATAGGCTTGAAATGCTGAAAGCGAATATCGGTTTGGAGTTAGTGGATGGATTCAATGAGCTGCAAAAATATTTCGATCAGATACTGACAGATCGGACTCTGAAAGAGTTTGAACGGCAGGCTGGGATTCTGGGGAAGACAATTCAAAATAATGCGAAAGCAGCAGAATCCATTGTGAATGCATCCTTCCACAATGCGAAGTTCTCCGACCGGATCTGGATGTATCAGGATATGATGAAGGCGGAATTGTCCAAGCTGCTACAAGAAGGAATGATACAGGGAAGAAATCCAAGACAGCTTGCGAGCCATTTACAGAAGCTGTTTGGCGTGAGTAAATCCGATGCGCAGCGTCTGATGAGGACGGAGCTCGCCAGAGTACAGGTAGAGACACAGAAACAGTCATTTGAGCAGAATGGATTTGCACAGTATGAATTTATCGCGCTTGGATCTGCCTGTGATATCTGCAGGGCGATCGACGGGAAACACTTTGATGTGGAGAAGATGATGCCTGGTGAGAATGCTCCTCCGATGCATCCCAATTGTAGGTGTTCAGTGGCGGCTTATGAAGACGATGAAGAATATGAAGCATGGCTTGAATACTTGGATAAAGGTGGTACTGACGAAGAGTGGAATCGATTGAAAAATAAGGACAGACTTGTTGCAAAGAGATCTGAGTCTGGTATAATAAAAGCATCAAATACGAAAGAGGACGCAGATGTGGCAATAATCAGGTATTTAGGAAGAATAGATACAACTTCTTTAGAAAAAGAATTTGGAAAAATCCGGACTGATGAAATTATTGTTACAAATGAGCGTTTGAGCCATATTAAAGAGAGACATCCGGAGGATTACGAACTGTTTGAAAAATATGGGAAAGATAGTGTAGAAAATCCTGATTTCGTAATCAAAGACGGTAAACATGACGGAACAGTATTTATGGTCAAAAAATTGCAAGAAACAAACTTGAATGTTGTAGTAAGGGTTGTTATTGAAACGGACAAAGAGGGGCTGAAGAACTCTGTAATGACTTTCTATCGAATCAGAGAACGGAATCTGAGGAAATTGATTGACAAAAACAGTTTGCTTTACAAAAAAGAATAAATGCGGTATAATATGTATACAATGAATGAGGAGATATTTGAAGTAGAGATTGTGCTGCTACGCACCCATTGGGTCAAAAGAAATGTGGGAGAGGGCACACCCACCAAATATCTTCTTATTCTATGTTAATAAAGTAAGGATTATCGTACCACCAGTCAGTCATGGCCGGTGGTATTTTTATGCATATTTTAAGGAGGTATGATATGTTTCAGGATTTTAAGGTAGATATTCTTGGTGCAGAATACAGTGTTTTCTTTGTGGACGAATTCCCGGAGCGCTTAAGTGAATTCAAAGATACTGCTGATGGTTTGTGCAATAGGTGCAACAGAGAAATATTTGTAAATCGGCGCAAGGACAAAGACATTACGGAAGAAGGAAAGGTGCGGGCCGAAAAGAATACGCTTAGGCATGAACTTCTCCATGCGTACCTTGCAGAAAGCGGGTTAGCTGCGAATGCATTAAGTTCCTATACGGCGTGGGCGGAAAATGAGGAAATGGTTGACTGGTTTGCAATACAGTCACCAAAAATATTCAAGACTTTTAAAGAAGTTGGCTGCTTATGAAACAATCGTATACAGTTACAGAAGATGCGGATATGTTAGCTCCAGATTTGCTGGCAGTCCGCATTAATTATACAACAATAAAATTCATATACCATTTTATTGAGGGCACTGCAAAATTGAAAGGGGTGGTAAATATTGATTGATATCAGCATCCGGAGGGATGGAATCACGATAAGCGGTCACGCAGGTTATGCACCGGCAGGTCAAGATATTGTGTGTGCCGGGGTATCTGCTCTGACACAGACATTAATCAAATCCATTGAGGATCTGACATCAGACAAAATCAAATATAAAATATCGCCCGGCGGGGTTGATATAGAATACAGGAATCTATCAGAGAAAGCAAAGACTTTGGTGGATTCCTTTTTCGTTGGCATTCTGATGATTGCTGATGAATTTCCGGATTATGTCCGGATAATGTGACCAGGCGTGAAGGTCTTAAAACTTTACGGATTGCAGCCAGGCGTGGATGCTATAAGCTACGGAAAACAAAGCGTAAGTTTCAAAAATCGGAGGTAGAAGAAATGAAGTTAAGAGAGTTTATGCAGTTGCAGTTGTTTGCGGATGAGCCAGCACCGGAAGGTCCAGCTTCGCAGGAGCCGAAACCGGGTGACCCGGAAAACTCGAAGCCAGCAGATCAAAAACCGGATGACCCATCACATCAACCAAAGTATACGGATGATGATGTGGATAAAATCCTGAGCCAGAAGTTCGCAGAGTGGCAGAAAAAGAAAGAGAAGGAGCTGACGGAGGCGCAGAAGCTTGCTCAAATGGATGCAACACAGAAAGCGGAGTATAAGGCACAGCAAATCGAAAAAGAACTGAATGCGTTGAAAGAAAAGAATACCCTGTCGGAAATGTCAAAAACGGCCAGGAAGATGCTGGCAGAAGAGGAGATTAATCTTCCAGATGAACTCCTTGAACGGCTGGTGTCCACGGATGCAGAGCAGACCAAAACAGCTGTCGAGTCTTTTGCAAAGCTCTTCAAAGACGCTGTGAATGAATCGGTTAAAAATTCATTGAAAGGGCCAGCTCCAAAAACAGGAACGAGCGGAACTACAGTAACAAAAGAACAGATTATGGCAATTAAAAATCCGTCTGAACGTCAGCGGATGATCGCCGATAATATCACATTATTTCAGTAAAGGAGTAAGAAACTATGCATAACATTGAAAAATTAGGGTTGCAGGTATTTGCTGCACCGGACAACATGACGGGGCAGGCACAGATTCAGGTAAGGGCGAGGGAGATTGACTTTGTAACGAGTTTTGGTAAGAACATGCAGGCATTGCTGGATATCTTGGGCATTGTGCGCATGATTAAAAAAGAGAACAACTCTGTGTTAAAAACAAAGAAGGTAAGTGGAACGTTGCGGTCAGGAGAAGTCGCAGAAGGTGACGAGATCCCCTTATCACAGTACACTGTGGAAGAAAAAATCTTTGACACAATTAAGATTGAAAAATATAGAAAAGGCGTATCCTTGGAGGCAATCGCAGAAAGAGGCTACGAGGCTGCAGTACAGATGACGGACGATGAATTTAAGTCTGACCTGCAGAACAAGGTGACTGACCGATTCTATGCACAGCTTAAGAAGGGATCACTGGTTGGCCACGAATCCACATGGCAGATGGCAGTAGCGATGGCGATCGGAAAAGTGAAAAACAAATTCGAAACCATGAAAAGAACTGCTACTGGAACTGCTGTATGGGTTAATACGCTGGATGTGTACAAGTATATCGGCGCGGCAGATATTACCCTTCAGACTGCTTTTGGTATGAGTTATATCAAGAATTTCCTTGGAGCTGATATTGTGTTCGTATCATCCCAGATTCCGGAAAATACGGTTATTGCTACACCGCTTAACAATATTATTGCTTACTATGTGGATCCGGGCGATTCCGAATTTGTAAAAGCGGGTCTGTCTTATACAACAGATTCGGCTACTGGATTTATTGGATTCCACGCGCAGGGAACGTATGAGAGAGCTATCTCTGATATGTTTGCAATTATGGGCTTGCGTCTTTTCTGTGAGTATCTGGACGCTATCGCATACATTGCAGTCGGTTCTTCTGACACACAGACACTCGGAACCTTGACGTTAACATCTGCGAAGGGAAGTGAATCCGGAAAGACGGCTATTTCTGTATCCCCACAGCTCGCGTCTATGAACAACACATACAAGTACAAGACGGCAGCATCTGCAGCTACGAATGTTACCTACGGTATGGATGTGAAGACATGGACAAAGTGGGATGGAATCTCTGAGATTGCCGCGACCGCTGGTCATCATGTCACCTTTGTAGAGTGCGACCAGAACTACAAGGCAGTTTGCTCCGGCGATGTGGTAGCAGACGTAAAGGCTTAAGCGAGGAGGTTGTGATGTATGGCAGTACTGGATGACGTAAAGATTCTTCTGGATATCCCGGAAGAGGAGACGGGTCTGAACAATAAGCTGAATCTGATTATTGAAAATGCTAAGAAGCAGGTGCTGTCATACCTGCCTTCTGGCACAGAGTCCGTTCCTACGGTGCTTGAATATATTGTCTGTGAAATGGCGGTGGCCAGATTTAACCGGATTGGAAACGAAGGAATGGCAAGTTACAGCCAGGAAGGGGAGAGCATTACTTATGGCGATGATATCTCAGCGTATCTTCCTGCCATCCAATCGTGGAATAATATGCAGAAAGACAACACAAAAGGAAGGATGCGGTTTCTATGAGATACGGAACACCGGTTATTTTTGTAAAAGAGAATGAAAAGCATTACGACCCGGACTCCGGCGAGTGGACAAAAAGTGAGACTGTCCGGGTAAAGAAGTACGCTAATGTAACTCATATGAGCGCAGAACGGCAACAGGCAGTATTTGGCGATGTGCGCTCAAACCGTTTCATAGTGCGTTTACAGCGCGCTTATAAGGCAGCCTATGATTATGTTGAGCTTAATGGAAAACGATGTACTGTTGACACGGAGCGGTGTCCCAGTGACAAGCAGAGTTTGGTGGTGATACAGAATGCCGGTTAGGATTGAAGGAATGGACAGTCTGGAAAAGCAGCTAAAAAAGAATGCGACCTTGAATGATGTGAAAAAGGTGGTCCGTAAAAATGGTGCGGACTTGCAAAAAGGAATTCAGCGGAATGCAGACTTTGAAAAAGGCTACCAGACAGGCACGACAAAACGAAGTGTCGGATTAGAAATAACAAATGGTGGCATGGCGGCAGAGTCTGGCCCCACGACAGAGTATTCTGAGTATCTGGAAGAGGGTACTAGATTTATGCACGCTCAGCCATTTGTTAAGCCCGCACTCGAAGAAGTAGAACCAAAATTCAAAGCAGATATGCAGAAACTTGTGAAGTAGGAGGATGCTATGAAAACAGCAGAACAGGCAATACATGACTGCCTCTGGAAAGTATTATCCGCTATGCTCCAGAAAAATGTATATGAGAGCCGACCTATGACAGACGTAGGTTATCCATTTGCCGACTTCGAAGATACTGGCACAATTTATTCAGAAACAAAGAGTGGCGCGCTTCCTAGCGTATCTGTAGGCTTAAATATCTGGGATACAGAGGATAATCGCAAGAATGTATCAGACTTATGCGGAAATGTCTTAAATGAGGCAATGACGATGTCTGATGCCTACGGATTCAAGCCGTCTCTTCGGGTACAAGAGTCTGGCATACGGATTATTCAAGATAGGACAGTAACCCCGCCGATATGGCGAGGAATGGTGAATTTAACATTTGACATTTTATAACAGGAGGTAACACATGAGTGTAATAAAAGGAAAAAGAATTATCTACTTATACCGCATCTTAAAAGATGCAGCGACAAAAACAGCAACAGCGATCGCATTCTCTACGGAAAACAGCCGGACTAAATCAAGAGATTCCGATACGGTATCAACTAAGGACGGAACAATCCGCGTACCGGGAGATGTGGAAGTGGAAATTAGCACGACTGCACTCTTTGCGAGCGAAAACGATGAGATGATTGGAAAGTTGGAAAGTGCTATTGACAGCGGTGAAAAAGTAGAGATATGGGAAGTGAATCTGGACAAAAAAGGTACTGAATCTAATGAAAGTAAGTATGCAGCAAAGTACTATCAGGGATATGTTACCAGTTTTGAACTTTCTTCAAATTCAGAGGATCACGTAGAGGCTTCTTTGGACTTCGGAATCGAGGGAACTGGCGCTGATGGGTTTGCAACGGTGACAGATGAGCAGCAGGAACTCGCGTCTTATGCGTTCAAAGACACAACAGTAGAATCAGCAGAAGCAGGGGCATAAACACAACAGGAGGTAAGGTAAATGAGCGAATTAGAAATGAATGGAAGTATCGTGCAGTTGAATTTTGGAATGGGGTTTTTAAGAAGGATCAACAGAGAAGTGAGTATTCCAGTTGACGGCGCTCCCGGGCTTAAGGAAGATGTCGGTTTGAGATATGCAGTTGGTGGCCTGCTTGAAGGGGATGTAAACACACTTGTAAATGTGCTATACACAGCAAATACAAACTGCGAACAGAGAGTGACAAAGGATTTCATAGATAAATTTATTGAAGATGAAACAACAGATATAGATAAGGTGTTTGAGGATGTGCTGGGTTTTTTGAAGAATTCAAATGCTACCAAAAAAGGAACGATATCTGCGATAGAGAATGTAGAGAAGGCAAACAAATTGAGAGAAGCCAAACTGAAAGCACAAATGGAAGCGATGGCGTAAGTATTGAAGAGTTGTACCATGAAGTCGCGGTGAACTGTTTTCGATATTTTGGATTCAAAAGCCTATCGGAAGTAGATAGGCTTACGATTCCAGAATATGAACTTTTGGTAGAGGCATATAGGTTGAAGCTAGTGGATCAAGAACGACTAGTACACTGGCAGGCATTTTTGAATTTTGCAGTTCAAGCCAAGAGACCTGTCGGAAAACGGAAGGAAAAACCTGTGTATAGCAGTTTTGATAAGTTCTTTGACTATGAAAAAGAATTGAAAAAAGCAGGGACTACGAAGAAAGAAAACCGAGCAAGATTTTCCGGTATTGGAAAACTGCTCAGAAAGGAGGGTACATAATATGGGAGATTTTTCGGTTAAGGCGATACTGTCAGCGGTAGATAAGAATTTTTCATCGACCATGAAAAGTGCCCTCGGATATACAAATAATCTGAAAAGCACACTTACAAGCGGGCTGGGGTTTGGCGTGCTTATGGGTGCCGGTCAAGCAGCCTTTTCAGCAATATCCGGCAGTGTATCCGGACTTGCAAAAGAAACGATAAACACATCAGATTCTATGCAGAAACTACAGCAAGCTATGCGGTTTAGCGGTTCGAGTGAAGCAGAGATACAGAGGATTGCTGGAGCAACAGGGTCATTGAAAACATATGCAGATAAGACGGTGTTTTCACTTCAGGACGTTATGAGTACGTTTGGTGCGTTGTCGGCAAACGGTATTAAGGATGCAGACAAGATGACGGAGTCTGTCGGTAATGCGGTTGCTGTGTTTGGCGGAGGAGCGCAGGAATTCAGCGCTGTCGGACTTGCATATTCACAGGCAATGGCGGCAGGAGCGCTTCATGCACAAGATTGGAACCAGATACTGAATGCAAGCCCTCAGTTGGCAGGCGGACTGAAAAAAGAATTAACAAAACTGAATCCGGTTCTCGGAGAGGACTTTAAAGGCGCGATGGAAGACGGCGCTATAACTGCCGATCTGTTAGGCCAGGCGATGAACAATATTGGAATGACAGATCTAGCAAAAGATGCAGCGCAATCAGTAACTACATTCGAAGGGGCTATGGGGAATCTGGAGGCCACAGCTCAAAGCGGAATGATGAAGCTGTATGACACATTTGCTAAGTCTTCTGTTGTTGATGCAATCAATGGGCTTAATGACAAAGTTGGGGCAGGTTTTGACTGGTTGGCAGGCGCAATCCCGGCTGCAATCGAAAAGATATCCCCATACTGGGAAGTTTTTAAAAATAGTTTCATTGAAGTCAAGAATGCCTTTGGAGATGCAGTTACTGCAATAGGAGGGAGCCTTGGAGAATTGAACGGTGCATTCGGGTCACAAGAAAGTGTTAAGAACTTTAGCGATGTGATTGGAGGTGCGAAAGACGCGCTGATCAAATTTTCCGGTTTTCTGGAAGAACACGCAGACATGATTGCAAAAGTGATATCTGCCCTTCCGAAGCTATTCATTGCATACAAAGGATTTAAAATTGTGTCTACGGTTGCGCCGGGAGTGATGCTATTCACAAAGGCAATAGTCGGCTTGGCAGGTAAAGGAATAGGTACTATAGCAGGAAAACTGTTTGGAATAGGAAATGCACAAAAAACAGTTGGCGAGGCGAGCGTAACGAGTGCAAAACAGATGATGGATTCTGCGAAGGCCTTTATGATGCTAGGAGCGGGCGTGCTGATGATTGCTGGGGGGTTCTGGTTGTTGTCTGATGCGGCAATCAACCTTGCCAATTCAGGCCCCGGAGCAATTGGTGTAATGGCAGGACTCGCTCTCGGCATGGCTGGTTTGATGTTAGTTGCTAAAAGTGTTGCTCCAGCGCTTACTACAGCAGCTAGCGGATTTCTTGCGCTTGGCGGAAGTATTTTGATGATAAGTGCAGGCTTCTGGATTCTGTCTAATGCAGCAATAAGTATTGCTAATGCAGGCCCACTTGCAATCGGTGTAATGGTCGGCATGGTTGCGGCCATCGCTCTTCTCGCGGCGGGAGCAGCAGCACTTGGGCCGGCGTTAACGGCTGGAACAGTAGGTTTTATAGCATTTGGCGCGGCGATTGTCCTTGTTGGATTAGGCGCTGTTCTGGCGGCAGCGGCCCTTATGATGGTGTCTTCTGTATTACCTATCGTGGTGGAGTACGGTATTGAAGGCGCGGTTGCTATTGCAGCCCTGGGTGCAGGAATGATAGCTTTCGCGGCAGGAGCGGCGCTTGCGGGAGCAGGATGCGTTGTTTTAGGTGCTGGACTCGCGGCGGTATCAGTAGGACTGGTGTTAATTGGTGCATCTGTGCTTGTTGTAGCAGCTGGCGTTGCGGTTCTTGCTGCAGGAGCGCTGTTATTAGGTACGGGAATGATTATTACCGGAGCGGCTTTAAGCTTGGTAGGTAGTGTACTTCCGATAGTCGCATCTGGTGCATTAATGAGTGCAGTGTCGCTCACTGCGCTGATGGCGATATCATTTGCTCTTACGGCTTCACTTGCCTTGCTTGCTGTACCACTGCTTCTACTGAGTGTTACATTCCTTACGGCATCGGTCTCAATTCTTGCATTTGGCGTGTCTATAGCGGCAGCCAGTGCAGGTGTGCTTATCATGGCAGTGGCTCTAAAGTCAGTCAATTCTTCGATGAAACCCATTGCGAGCAATGCAAAATCAGCCCAAAAATCCATTGCGAGCATGGTTTCATCGATCGACATTGTAAACACAGGCTTGGATGCGCTTGGTAGCAAAGCTAAATCTGCCGTAAATAAAATTATTAATGCTTTTTCGGGTGGCGCAGGAGACGCGAACAGTGCGGCCACAACGCTTATGAATGGATTTAACGGTGGTATACAGGCAGGTGGATTATTGGCGATAGCAACTTCGGAAAGCATAACGGTTTCTGTGATTGCTTCTTTGAATTCTGCTGCAGCTGGCGCATATAGATGCGGTTATTATATTGGAATCGGTCTTGCTAACGGAATGAGGTCAACGTTGGGAGAAGTCCAGGCTGTTGCAACACAACTTGCTGCAGCCGCGGAAAAGGCTGTACGCGCAAAAGCTCAGATACACAGTCCATCAAGAGTGTCCACAAAACTAGGAAGGTTCTGGGGGATGGGGCTGCCAAACGGAATCAAAGAAATGTACGGCAGAGCAAAGAGAGCGGCAGGGGGCATGATAGACATAATCTCTGCTCCAAGCGTTCCAGCTTTTGCCGGAATCGGTTCTTATTCATTCGGGGGAAATGCGCTGAACGATGATTATTCATATAACCAGACCGTATATGTAAACGCAGAGGTAACCAGCGTTATGGATGGCAAAAAGGTTGGATACGGCAGTGCAAAATACGTCCAGGAAAAGAATAAAAAAGATGAAAAAATAAGAAACCGCATAAACTACGGCAACAGGTAAGGAGGGGCTTATGTATAATTTTGTAGACACGGTGGAACATAGCAGCAGTGCAGGCACCCTCCCTGCTGAGGCTGTAAGTGTAAACGGAAAGTATATAGAGAATGTAATACAAGGATATCGGACTATGTATGTTACTGGTCGGGAACTGCTTGAGTCTGAAATAAAAGAGCAACAGATTGGGTATACAGACGGTACAGAATATAAGGGAAAAAGAAATGTATCACGGGTAATTACCGTGACGTATAGGCTTATGGCTAATAGCCCAGAAGCATTTAGGCAAAGATTTAATGCGCTGAATCTTGTGCTTAATCAAGAGCAGATGAAATTTGTCTTTAATGATGAGCCTGACAAATACTTCATTGGAACCAAAAGTACTATCGATGAGGTTCCAGGCGGTAGGCTGAACGTAATAAGTAGCTTTGACATTTATTGCGCAGATCCGTACAAGTACTCAGTGGTAGAGAAGACCTTCAATGCTGCCAAAAACAGCAGCGGGATAATGGAGGCAACGATAGTCAACAATGGCACAGAAGCCGTCCCCATAGATTACACCATAACTCACAGCGGCGAAAACGGATACATCGGAATCGTAACCAAAGACGGGGTAATCCAGCTGGGGGATGCAGGGGAGCAGGACGGGGAGACTCGGAAGAGGACAGAGCAGCTCATTAATTACCGTACCCCAGAGGCATACAGTGCCATGACAGACGGTCAGGGGATACTTGGATTTAATTACATCAAAAACGGCACATTTAAAATTGTCGGACCTTACGAGGGGCATAAGTGGCTGGCCCTGGATAATATCGGGAGCGGAGCCGGTACATGGCATGGAGCGAGTAAGATGGTAACTATCCCGGCAGACTCCGGTGGCGTTGTGGGCGCGCAGAATTTTTACGTCCAGGCCAAAGTCTGGTTTGAGACGGGGACACTTGCGCAAACTGGAATGTTAATGCTGGCGATCGGGGACACCGCGGGGAACCACCTGGCAAGCATCAGGGTGGCGAAATACGAACTGGGTAAAAATCTTGCCT